GTGCCAACAGAAGCTGGATGGACAAAAGGAGACAGTACCGATTTCGCAGATGTAGTTAATCCAGAAGTTGATGGCTATAAGGTAATCAGTAATGATGCCCCAAACTCTGATTTGACAAGCGTTGCAGTTCAAACTGTCTACACTAATTCTAGCGATCTTGACTTCACGGTGGTTTATGCCAAGAATGCGCCAACTATTACAACTGAAAGCAAGACGATTAATGAAACTATCCATTACGTCTACAAAGATGGTACGACAGCTCATGATGATTATGTGGCCAAGCCGGTTGAATTTACGCGTCAAGTTTCAACTGATGCGGTGACAGGTGAAAAGACCTATGGGTCTTGGTCAGCTGATCAAAGCTTTGCGGCAGTGACTAGCCCAGTTATTAAGGGTTATACGCCAGATCAAGCTGAAATTGGGGCACAAACTGTGAGTGGTGACTCCAGTGATCTTGACTTCACGGTGGTTTATGCCAAGAATGCGCCAACTATTACAACTGAAAGCAAGACGATTAATGAAACTATCCATTACGTCTACAAAGATGGTACGACAGCTCATGATGATTATGTGGCCAAGCCGGTTGAATTTACGCGTCAAGTTTCAACTGATGCGGTGACAGGTGAAAAGACCTATGGGTCTTGGTCAGCTGATCAAAGCTTTGCGGCAGTGACTAGCCCAGTTATTAAGGGTTATACGCCAGATCAAGCTGAAATTGGGGCACAAACTGTGAGTGGTGACTCCAGTGATCTTGACTTCACGGTGGTTTATGCCAAGAATGCGCCAACTATTACAACTGAAAGCAAGACGATTAATGAAACTATCCATTACGTCTACAAAGATGGTACGACAGCTCATGATGATTATGTGGCCAAGCCGGTTGAATTTACGCGTCAAGTTTCAACTGATGCGGTGACAGGTGAAAAGACCTATGGGTCTTGGTCAGCTGATCAAAGCTTTGCGGCAGTGACTAGCCCAGTTATTAAGGGTTATACGCCAGATCAAGCTGAAATTGGGGCACAAACTGTGAGTGGTGACTCCAGTGATCTTGACTTCACGGTGGTTTATGCCAAGAATGCGCCAACTATTACAACTGAAAGCAAGACGATTAATGAAACTATCCATTACGTCTACAAAGATGGTACGACAGCTCATGATGATTATGTGGCCAAGCCGGTTGAATTTACGCGTCAAGTTTCAACTGATGCGGTGACAGGTGAAAAGACCTATGGGTCTTGGTCAGCTGATCAAAGCTTTGCGGCAGTGACTAGCCCAGTTATTAAGGGTTATACGCCAGATCAAGCTGAAATTGGGGCACAAACTGTGAGTGGTGACTCCAGTGATCTTGACTTCACGGTGGTTTATGCCAAGAATGCGCCAACTATTACAACTGAAAGCAAGACGATTAATGAAACTATCCATTACGTCTACAAAGATGGTACGACAGCTCATGATGATTATGTGGCCAAGCCGGTTGAATTTACGCGTGAAGTCTCAACTGATGCGGTGACAGGTGAAAAGACCTATGGGTCTTGGTCAGCTGATCAAAGCTTTGCGGCAGTGACTAGCCCAGTTATTAAGGGTTATACGCCAGATCAAGCTGAAATTGGGGCACAAACTGTGAGTGGTGACTCCAGTGATCTTGACTTCACGGTGGTTTATGCCAAGAATGCGCCAACTATTACAACTGAAAGCAAGACGATTAATGAAACTATCCATTACGTCTACAAAGATGGTACGACAGCTCATGATGATTATGTGGCCAAGCCGGTTGAATTTACGCGTCAAGTTTCAACTGATGCGGTGACAGGTGAAAAGACCTATGGGTCTTGGTCAGCTGATCAAAGCTTTGCGGCAGTGACTAGCCCAGTTATTAAGGGTTATACGCCAGATCAAGCTGAAATTGGGGCACAAACTGTGAGTGGTGACTCCAGTGATCTTGACTTCACGGTGGTTTATGCCAAGAATGCGCCAACTATTACAACTGAAAGCAAGACGATTAATGAAACTATCCATTACGTCTACAAAGATGGTACGACAGCTCATGATGATTATGTGGCCAAGCCGGTTGAATTTACGCGTCAAGTTTCAACTGATGCGGTGACAGGTGAAAAGACCTATGGGTCTTGGTCAGCTGATCAAAGCTTTGCGGCAGTGACTAGCCCAGTTATTAAGGGTTATACGCCAGATCAAGCTGAAATTGGGGCACAAACTGTGAGTGGTGACTCCAGTGATCTTGACTTCACGGTGGTTTATGCCAAGAATGCGCCAACTATTACAACTGAAAGCAAGACGATTAATGAAACTATCCATTACGTCTACAAAGATGGTACGACAGCTCATGATGATTATGTGGCCAAGCCGGTTGAATTTACGCGTCAAGTTTCAACTGATGCGGTGACAGGTGAAAAGACCTATGGGTCTTGGTCAGCTGATCAAAGCTTTGCGGCAGTGACTAGCCCAGTTATTAAGGGTTATACGCCAGATCAAGCTGAAATTGGGGCACAAACTGTGAGTGGTGACTCCAGTGATCTTGACTTCACGGTGGTTTATGCCAAGAATGCGCCAACTATTACAACTGAAAGCAAGACGATTAATGAAACTATCCATTACGTCTACAAAGATGGTACGACAGCTCATGATGATTATGTGGCCAAGCCGGTTGAATTTACGCGTCAAGTTTCAACTGATGCGGTGACAGGTGAAAAGACCTATGGGTCTTGGTCAGCTGATCAAAGCTTTGCGGCAGTGACTAGCCCAGTTATTAAGGGTTATACGCCAGATCAAGCTGAAATTGGGGCACAAACTGTGAGTGGTGACTCCAGTGATCTTGACTTCACGGTGGTTTATGCCAAGAATGCGCCAACTATTACAACTGAAAGCAAGACGATTAATGAAACTATCCATTACGTCTACAAAGATGGTACGACAGCTCATGATGATTATGTGGCCAAGCCGGTTGAATTTACGCGTCAAGTTTCAACTGATGCGGTGACAGGTGAAAAGACCTATGGGTCTTGGTCAGCTGATCAAAGCTTTGCGGCAGTGACTAGCCCAGTTATTAAGGGTTATACGCCAGATCAAGCTGAAATTGGGGCACAAACTGTGAGTGGTGACTCCAGTGATCTTGACTTCACGGTGGTTTATGCCAAGAATGCGCCAACTATTACAACTGAAAGCAAGACGATTAATGAAACTATCCATTACGTCTACAAAGATGGTACGACAGCTCATGATGATTATGTGGCCAAGCCGGTTGAATTTACGCGTCAAGTTTCAACTGATGCGGTGACAGGTGAAAAGACCTATGGGTCTTGGTCAGCTGATCAAAGCTTTGCGGCAGTGACTAGCCCAGTTATTAAGGGTTATACGCCAGATCAAGCTGAAATTGGGGCACAAACTGTGAGTGGTGACTCCAGTGATCTTGACTTCACGGTGGTTTATGCCAAGAATGCGCCAACTATTACAACTGAAAGCAAGACGATTAATGAAACTATCCATTACGTCTACAAAGATGGTACGACAGCTCATGATGATTATGTGGCCAAGCCGGTTGAATTTACGCGTGAAGTCTCAACTGATGCGGTGACAGGTGAAAAGACCTATGGGTCTTGGTCAGCTGATCAAAGCTTTGCGGCAGTGACTAGCCCAGTTATTAAGGGTTATACGCCAGATCAAGCTGAAATTGGGGCACAAACTGTGAGTGGTGACTCCAGTGATCTTGACTTCACGGTGGTTTATGCCAAGAATGCGCCAACTATTACAACTGAAAGCAAGACGATTAATGAAACTATCCATTACGTCTACAAAGATGGTACGACAGCTCATGATGATTATGTGGCCAAGCCGGTTGAATTTACGCGTCAAGTTTCAACTGATGCGGTGACAGGTGAAAAGACCTATGGGTCTTGGTCAGCTGATCAAAGCTTTGCGGCAGTGACTAGCCCAGTTATTAAGGGTTATACGCCAGATCAAGCTGAAATTGGGGCACAAACTGTGAGTGGTGACTCCAGTGATCTTGACTTCACGGTGGTTTATGCCAAGAATGCGCCAACTATTACAACTGAAAGCAAGACGATTAATGAAACTATCCATTACGTCTACAAAGATGGTACGACAGCTCATGATGATTATGTGGCCAAGCCGGTTGAATTTACGCGTCAAGTTTCAACTGATGCGGTGACAGGTGAAAAGACCTATGGGTCTTGGTCAGCTGATCAAAGCTTTGCGGCAGTGACTAGCCCAGTTATTAAGGGTTATACGCCAGATCAAGCTGAAATTGGGGCACAAACTGTGAGTGGTGACTCCAGTGATCTTGACTTCACGGTGGTTTATGCCAAGAATGCGCCAACTATTACAACTGAAAGCAAGACGATTAATGAAACTATCCATTACGTCTACAAAGATGGTACGACAGCTCATGATGATTATGTGGCCAAGCCGGTTGAATTTACGCGTGAAGTCTCAACTGATGCGGTGACAGGTGAAAAGACCTATGGGTCTTGGTCAGCTGATCAAAGCTTTGCGGCAGTGACTAGCCCAGTTATTAAGGGTTATACGCCAGATCAAGCTGAAATTGGGGCACAAACTGTGAGTGGTGACTCCAGTGATCTTGACTTCACGGTGGTTTATGCCAAGAATGCGCCAACTATTACAACTGAAAGCAAGACGATTAATGAAACTATCCATTACGTCTACAAAGATGGTACGACAGCTCATGATGATTATGTGGCCAAGCCGGTTGAATTTACGCGTCAAGTTTCAACTGATGCGGTGACAGGTGAAAAGACCTATGGGTCTTGGTCAGCTGATCAAAGCTTTGCGGCAGTGACTAGCCCAGTTATTAAGGGTTATACGCCAGATCAAGCTGAAATTGGGGCACAAACTGTGAGTGGTGACTCCAGTGATCTTGACTTCACGGTGGTTTATGCCAAGAATGCGCCAACTATTACAACTGAAAGCAAGACGATTAATGAAACTATCCATTACGTCTACAAAGATGGTACGACAGCTCATGATGATTATGTGGCCAAGCCGGTTGAATTTACGCGTGAAGTCTCAACTGATGCGGTGACAGGTGAAAAGACCTATGGGTCTTGGTCAGCTGATCAAAGCTTTGCGGCAGTGACTAGCCCAGTTATTAAGGGTTATACGCCAGATCAAGCTGAAATTGGGGCACAAACTGTGAGTGGTGACTCCAGTGATCTTGATTTCACGGTGGTTTATACCAAGGATGCGACAACAAAACCAGTTAATCCAATTCAACCAACGACGCCAGCAAAACCAGTTAACCCAAGTCAACCAGCGACGCCAGCAAAACCAGTTAACCCAAGTCAACCAGCGACGCCAACAAAGCCGGTTCAGGCTGGTCAAGCAGCGGCTACTAATTTTGTGGATCAACGGTTGCCTCAAACTGGTGAAACTGATCAACAACACATGACGCTGAGTGGCTTATTACTATTAGCCATGAGTAGTTTGTTAGGGCTCTTTGGAATGACTAAGCGGCAGCGCAAAGAATAGGATGATATTATATGCTAAATCATCGGCAAACTAAGATCCTGTTTGAGAGCTTAGCAACCCTACAGGCTATTCAGAAACAAGCATACCAGATGTTAATGCAAGGGCTGACCACAACTGGTTTCTCAATGCGTGAGTGGGAAAATTAATCTATCTGGAACAACACGGACAAGCCACTGCTAGTGAATTAGCTGATGCGTTCATGGTTACGCGCACACTAATTTCCAGAAACACTTGGCGACTGATTCAAGATAATTTAATTCAATCTGCCAAAATTAATAAACTAAAAAACAGCACCCAGCCAAAATAGCTGAGTGCCGTACACCATAAATTTCACATATTAACTCTAATTACTTCACCATCTTTGAACGTGAATTCCATGTAGCGTTGGAAGATGGTGATTTTTTCTACTAAACGACGAACCAATTGTTCATCAAAGTCAACTAAGCCATACTTGTGCAATTCGACTAATTTGTTGATTTCATCAAGGTTGTGTAGTTTGGCTTGTTGATCAGTTTCACGACTTTGGACTTTTTCTTTTTGCTTCCGCAGGTCCATGATTTGCTGGGTTAGTGCGTCGCAGTCTTGATGCTGGTTAGCAGCTTGAATTAATTTCATCTGCACTTCTTCTAGTTGCTTATCGAGCTGGTCAAGGGTTGGACCTTTAGAGTTTTTGATGACCTTCATGATGTTAGCCTTGATCTGCTTGTCAGCTAACTTATGTCCTTCAATGAGCTGATTAAAAGCTTGTACAGTTGCTTCTTTGAGAAGGGGCTCTTTGACATTTCTAATCATGCATCGCCGTCCAGATTTACTTCGCTTTATTCGGCTAGCACAGCGCCAGACTGCTACCTTTTCTGGCCAATACCACATATTCCGTTGAAAAATATCGCCGCATTTTCCACAGAATACTCTTTGAGAGAAACAATATTTGCCGTTAAGTCGACGGTGCTTACCATTCTTAGTAGTGATCCCGTTTTGCCGTTGTTTGATGAGCTGCTGGACTTGCATGAATACCGGCTTGGGAATAATCGCTGGATGGTCGTTTTCCACATAGTATTGGGGCATAATCCCATTATTCTTTACGCGTTTCTTGTTTAGAAAATCAACAGTGTAAGTCTTTTGTAATAGAGCATCACCCATGTACTTCTCATTCTTTAGGATTCTTGAAACACCGCTGGATTGCCAGTTCTTTGTTTTACCACCGGTTAAAATACCATCAGCTTTAAGTGAATCCGCGATTTGTTTCATACTCATCCCGTTTAGATAGCTATAGAAGATCCGTTTGATGATTTTAGCTTCTGCCGGTTCAATTACCAGATTACCCTGAGCATCCTTGGTATAACCGAGAAAGTGGTTGTGATTGACGAAGATCTTACCTTGTTGGTAGCGGTACTGAATTCCCATTTTAACGTTTTGCGATAGGGACTCACTTTCTTGCTGGGCGAGGGAAGCCATGATGGTAATCAGCACTTCACCTTTAGCGTCCATGGTGTTAATGTTCTCCTTTTCAAAGAAGATTGCCACGTTGATAGCTTTTAAGTCCCGGATATACTTCAGGCAATCGATAGTATTTCGGGCAAACCGACTAATTGATTTAGTAACAATCAAGTCAATCTTACCGGCTTTGCAGGCTGCAATCATCTGATTAAATTGTTCCCGCTTCTTAGTGTTAGTCCCTGAAATCCCATCATCGGCGTAGATGCCTGCAAACTCCCAGGTTGGCTCTTTTTGAATTAATTCTTTGTAGTGGACCACTTGAGTTTCATAAGAACTGGCTTGTTCATCGTAATCCGTTGAAACTCGACAGTAGGCAGCCACGCGGAGTTGTTCAAATGGTTGCCTGCTTTGTTGCGGTTGAACACTATTGCCCTTTTGCTGATGAGCGGGAATGATTCTCACTTTACCCAATTAAATCACCTTCACTTTCGATAATACTGTACAAATATTCTGTTTGTTTGATTGGATCGTTGTAACGTTGTTTGATGATGTCACGATAAAAGTGTCCATCGATAGTGGCATTTTTGTTTAGCTTTTCGGGTAGTGACAGTCCGCACTTCAAGTTAAAAGTTGCTTCGTTTGAACTGTTTACCACCACCTGTCGGACAAATTCCTGAAATAGGGTGCCGTCAAATTCTGTTAGCATTTGGCCTTGCTGGCACCAACGCAACAAGGCACGAACATCCTCAAAGTTATTTGCTGAATCAGTATTTTGACCATTAAGCTGTTTAATCTTCTCCCGACATTGATAGGTATCTTGTTCGAGCTTCGCAGTTTGGTTGACGTAGATCGCTTTATCTAGTAAGCTGGCATGCATCAATTCGGTGAGCGTTTCAGCTTTGTGGTCATTTGTTTTGATTTGCTTAGTTAAAGAAATCAGTTGACCATCGCTATTGGCATTAGCTTCTTCTTTCAGGCCTTCTAACAATGGCCGCAGTAAGAACTTCTCACTGTAAACTAGCTCATTTATCATATTGCAGAAGGCAGCTTCCAAACTTTTTTCACTGACTGCTTTAACTGGACACTGTTGAGCTGACTTCAAATGTTGCTGGCAGGCCCAGCAGATTTTATGCGGCCTCGTTTGTCGCTTGAAAACTGTACCGCAATAGCCGCAGGTGATCTTTCCAGAAAAAAGATAATGTTGTTGATACTTATGGCTACCAACTTCAATGTGGTGCTTTTGTGCTGCTTCCTTAATCAATACTTGAGCCCGATGGTAAGATCTATGATTAATCAGACTTGGGTGATGATCCTCAATTAGGTATTGGGTTATTTCGCCTTGATTAAAGTGACGGTGATATTGATCGTCACGGTAGGTTTTCTGGCAAAGCATGCCACCGGTGTAATTGATATTTCGTAAAATATTGATCACAGTGTTGCTGCGCCATTGTCCGCCACGCTTTGTCGGCACCTGCTTTTGATTTAATTTTTTAGCTATTTGGCTGGCTGATATGCCACTTAAAAAGCGTTGAAAGACTTGTCGTACAGTCTTGGCTTCAGTATGGTTGATGACTAAGTTGCCATCTTTAATTGAATAGCCATAGGGTGCTGAAGATACGTGGAACTTACCACTAGCAAACCGTTGCCTGATCGCCCAACGCAAATTACCTGCCGTCGAGTGGGATTCGTCTTGGGCAAGGCTGCTGAAGATGGACAAGAATAATTCACTGGCCATCTCTCCGGTATTAATGTGTTCCTTCTCAAAGATAATCGGGATGTTCAGCTGTTGTAACTCTCGAACGATTCGTAAACAATCGGTTGTATTCCGTGATAAGCGACTGATCGACTTGGTAATTACGAGGTCAATTTGGTGATTATGACAATCTGTTAGTAATTCTTTTAGGGCATCACGCTTCGTCAATTTGGTACCTGAGATTCCTTCATCATAATAGATCTTAGCTAACTGCCAGTTTGGCTGATTGCTAATGTATTTTTGATAATGTTCACGCTGATTTTCAAGACTTTCCAGTTGTTCAATATTGTTCGTCGAAACCCGACAATAGGCCGCCACACGAAGTTGCTTGACATCACGTTGGTAGCTTTGAATTTTAGTAATGGTCGACATGACAAACCTCCTTTCATCAGTGTGGTATGTTAGCTCTAGAGCTTTGATGTATCAACGTTTCCGGGCCCTAATAATGGTGGAAATGACTGCTTATTTAAGGCATCAATGCCCTTAAATTCGGTGGGCGAGATTAAGCCTTTATTAAGCAGATTCTGGATGATCTGTTTTGATTGTTGATAGTGCAAATCATTCAATAATTGCTCTGAACTGATATTCTCACTTGTTGTTATTAGTGGTTGATGGGTCACTGGTTGTACTTTCTTTACCATGTTTAATTACCTCCACTGATAAGCCAGCGGAGGTCGAAAAGTAAACCATGATAAAAGAAAAAAGCTGACAGAAAACTGCCAGCTAAAAGTTGAAAAATCAAAATAGATTAGATATCATTGTAAATGAAAATAGAGTAACGAGTCGCACCTTGTTACCCTCAAACGCAGTTCAGGTGACTGAAGGATAGCTAACCGTTATGGTTAGCTTTTTATTATCGCGTAGGCTTTAGCACAGTCAATGACTAGCTGGCCGATTGCCACGATAACTATGGCGGCAGTAATTGCCACTCCTCCAGTCTTTTCCTAATTAACATGACTTTCACCTCCACAGTTCAGATTATTTGAGGGGTGTGTAGCCACATTTACTGCTAAGCCTTCTGTTTTGGGAGCGCCCCATCACTTCCGACCTGATGATATTTTATCATAGAAACAACAAAAAGCCTGCAGACCGAAGTCCACAGGCAAAAGTTAGTTATTATCGTCCTTATCGTGCAATTGTTGGAGAACACTTTTCAATTTATCAGGTACGGGTAATCCTAATCGACTTGTATTTTCTAACAGCGAAATACCTTCATTAGAAATGTAGAAGAAAATAGTAGCAGTGCGGATAGCAGAACCGTTCTTTAATAGGTAAATATCAAGGCAGTGTGCAATGCCAACCAACAGTAGAATTAGCACTTTGCGAGTAAGCCCGCGAAACCCAATCTCACTGGATAATTTATGCTCATTAACTGCGCAAAGGACCCCAGTGATGTAGTCCACGACCATAAAAATCAGGAGAACATATAAGAAACCGTCGAGTCCTCCTAGAAACCAGCCAAGAAAGGCTCCAATAGCTCCAAAACAAGTATTGATTACCGTTAAACTAGTTGTCTTCATTCGGATTATCAACTCCTCTCGAATATTCAGCCTTGATCTCCATATACTCGTGGTTATACTTGACGTCATCAATAAAACCAATGTTATAGCCATGGCCTTCAAACCAAATGTTGGTTTCTTCGTCAACATCATCGCGATATCGGATAATAAAGGACAATTGCTTTTCCAGTTTAACGGATACCGCCGTGTAATACTCTTGACCGTGCAGGGCAGAAACTTTTGCCCAGACATCGCCCAGGCGAACATCCTTGTACATCGACATTCCAGTATTAGGATTTTCACCGACATATTTCTTTTTCATTAGCGTAATGCGACGATCTAGCTCACCAATATCAGCAATCTTACTGACACGTTTATTTTGCTGTTGCATTAAAACTCCTCCTTCCGGTAAGGGGACAAGATGGCCCGGAGAAACTTGATCATGGCATCAAAATCAGCCGTTTCCCGATATTCATAAAGGTAAGCCACTGTATAGAGAATGGCGGTATGAATATCATCAGGGAGGGGATCAAACGCTGATAGTGGTTGGCGAAGCACATTCTCGACCGTAGCTGTTGCCGATCCAATCAACTTTGTGATGAGGTCATCCTCAACAGTGTTATCTACCCTTAGGTAGGCTTTTGCTTCGGCCAAAGTAATAGCAGCCACATTTCATCAGTCCTTTCTACTTAGCAGCCATGGCAAGAGTTTTAATGGCTTCTGGGAGGATGACTTTGCCATCTACTCGTTGCGAGCCCAAGAAACCGACTTGACCAGTTACGGCGTAAAGCTCATTAAGACGTTTAAAGGTTCGACCTTGACGATCAGCAATCCAGTAGTAGTTAAAGTCACCGAAAAGCACCGGCTTATTGGCGGCAGCCAATGTCGGCATGAATGGACTAGTGTAAACCGGACAGTTAAGAATTCGGTCTGGTTGGCCCGCCTGAACGGAAGGTTGCCAAATGTACTGGTCATTCTTATCCTTCATTTTGCGAATGGTTTTCACGGTATCATCATTCATTAAGAAAACAGCATTTTGACGGTATGGTGCTCTTAAGGAATAGAAAAGTTCGATCAAATCATCAAAAGTCAATGTATCGGCCTTAGCAGCTGTGGATCCCGCAGATGCACCATTAGTGTCGGTTAAGATACCAGTTGGTTGGCCAGTGCCGGTACCCGTTAGGAAGGCTTGTTCTTCGGCATTACCGAGTCGGCGGCCAAATTCATCAGAGAGATAGGACATCAAATCAAATGCGGAATCGTTTAGTAATTCTTCCGACACTTTGATTAGGGTTCCTAACTTATGGGCACCTAGTGACACCTGACTAAATTGCGTGTTGGACTCTGTGTAGGCTGCTTCTTCCTCGAGCCAAGCAGCTGTTCCTTCGCTCGCGACAACCGGAATCTTATGTTCACCGCTATTGGTTTGAATGACATGGCTGATGGTTCGCAGGACGTTGGCTTCTTGAAGCTTTTGAATCAGTTGATTTTCAAACTCATTTGGCACTAGGAAGCCACCATCTGGATCCGTACCTTCTTTTAGTGCATCAACGACCGCATGACCACGCATCATTTGCCAAAAGTTCTGCGCATAAGCATCCTGACCCTTTGGTAATTCTCCAGCAGTCGGGGTATTAGTAAGGGCTTTAGTTGTGGGCTGATTGAGTTCTGCTTCAATTTGGGCTTGCTTATGGAGCCGATCGATTTCCTTACCCAAGTTGACGACGTCTTGTTCCATCTTTTCGTAGGTAGCGTTGTCCTCAGCAGAAAGTACATCAGCTTCTTTTTGTTTAGTGTCCAGGAAATACTTTGCTTGCTTCCAAATACGGGCACGCTTTTCTTGTAATTCAGTAATCTTGTTCATTGATAAGTTCCTCCTAAATTAGTGTGATAACAAAGAAAGCCGCTTTTGCAGCGACTTTACAGAAATAGTAGATTTTGCTTTAGGCTTGAGTTTATTCAATAACACCAGGTCAGATTGCTTATCGGAATACGAGTAACAATCTGTGACATTCTTATTGTCACCCAGCATGGCATCAGCAAAGCCTAATTCGATAGCTTTATTGACGTTCATCCAAGTTTCGTTATCCATCATTGTTGAAATCTTTTCACGGGGCAGGTTGGTTTTCAGCTCATAGGCATTGATGATCGACTCCTTGGTTTCAGCTAGCATTTGCGCAGCGTGGTCGAGATCTCTTTCTTGACCGCCGACAATAGTCAGTGGATTGTGGATCATTAGCATAGCCGCAGGAGCCATTGAAACAGTAGTTCCAGCCATCGCAATTACCGAAGCAGCAGATGCCGCAATACCTGAGATTTTGACATTGACTTCATTCGGGTAATTCATCAGCATGGTATAAATTTGACTGGCAGCGGTACAATCACCACCAGGGGAGTTCAGCCAGAGATCGATTGGATCCTGACTTTCATTAAGTTCGTCTTGGAATACCTGTGGTGAAACATCGTCATGCACCCAGCTATCAGGAGCAATTACCCCAGAGATAGCTAGTTGCCGCTGATCACCATTTTGTTTCCAGTTCCAGAAACGTTTCATTCTTTTGGTTCCTCACTTTCTTTGGTTGTTTGCGTGTTATAGAAATTACCGGCTTGGTTAAGTGGCAGCATGTTACCGTTAACCAAGTACTGATCACCACCTTCATCAGCAGGGATACGGTTGAGATCCTCTAACTCACGAATGTCATTAGCAGATAACCAGCCATTTTGTCGACCAATGGCATACCCATTCATCCGGCTTTCGTAATCACCACGTAGTAGTCCATCAACATTGAATTTAACGAAAAACTTTCGTTGATCATCAGCGGAAAGTAGCTGTTGATTCATAGCTTGTTCCCAGCGAATACACCAAGGGTTCAGGGTGTACTTTACAAATTCGAGTGATTGTTGCTCGATATTTGAGAAAGTCGAACGATCTAGGTCACCAACCATATGCGGTGGTACACGAAAAATTCTGGCAATTTCGTCGAGTTGGAATTTTCGGGTATCAAGAAATTGCGCTTGGTCAGGTGGAATGGAAAGCTGGTGAAAAGTCATTCCTTCCTCCAAGACAGCAATGCTGTGATTATTAGATCCCGAAAATTGTGACTGCCAACTTTTCCGAAGCCGTTCAGGATCTTTGACTACATTAGGATGCTCGAGAACACCACCAGGCGTGGCATCATTTTTGAAGAAAGTGGCTCCATATTGTTCGGCGGCCATGGATAATCCAATCGCATTCTTAGCCATAGCAATAGGGCTGTAGCCGATCAAACCATCAAATCCTAACCCTGCGATATGAAGGACTTCATCGGACAAGAGAATTACTTGTTTCGATTTATTCTTTGCCTGGTAATCATCGTAGTTGCGAGTATAGGTGTAGTAGATTTCACCGTTGGCAGCACGGTTAACGTCCATTCGATCAGGCATCAAAGGATAGAGCCCAGTGATCTCGCCTTGACCATTGCGAATGATTTGTGCATAGGCGTTACCCCACAGCAATAAATGGTTCATCATGGTTTCACGAAAGATAAAACTGGTCATTTCTGGATTTGGCGCATCATGAAGCAAAAAATAAAGCGGGTGGTTAATTGCCCGCTGTTTACCACCATCGCTGGTGTATTGATAAATATGAAGTGGTAGTTCAGCTAATCCTTCAGCCAAGACTCGAACACAAGCATAAACTGCAGTATTTTGCATTGCAGTACGTTCGGTCACATTTTGGCCAGCCATCGAACTGCCGAAGAAAAATGACATGGTGCTAGACAAGGTGTTTTTAGGTGAAGCTTTATTGGTATGGAATAATTTATTAAATAAACCCATGGCATCAACTCCTTTCAGTCCTACGCAATTACAACATCAATAGGCCTCGACCATCATAAACAGAATCACCATTATCCTCATTTCGGATAGCACGATCCAGTCCCATAATGGTGGCCACTACGCCATCAATTTTTTCGGTTGACTTAGCCTTATCCGGTTTAATATTTCCGGCTGGGTCAGTGCGGATATAGATATTATCCATCATCCAACGCAAGACCGGATGACCGCCATGAGCGATCTTCTTTTCCAGAGTTAATCGCATTAGTTCTTTAGTTGGAGGCGTCATGTCCTTAAATCCCTGGCCAAATGGGACCACGGTGAATCCCATACCTTCAAGATTTTGAACCATTTCGACAGCTCCCCACCGGTCGAAAGCAATTTCACGGATGTGATATTTCTTTCCCAGATCATCAATAAAATGTTCGATGAATCCGTAGTGAACCACATTTCCTTCTGTTGTTTGCAGATAACCTTGCTGCTTCCAAATATCGTAAGGAACATGATCACGGCGTACCCGCAAATCAACATTATTTTCAGGAATCCAAAAGTAAGGAAGCAGGGTATAGCCTTCAGAGTCATCACGCGGCGGAAAAACCAGAACGAAAGCCGTAATATCAGTGGTGGATGAAAGATCCAATCCACCATAACAATCTCGTCCACGTAATCCATCGGGATCAACTGGAAAGGCACAGTCATCCCATTTATCCATCGGCATCCAACGAACGTCCTGCTTTACCCATTGGTTCAAACGAAGCTGTCGAAAAGTGTTTTCTTCGGCTGGGTTCTCTTTAGCTGAATTAAAGGCATCTTTTACTTTCTCCATTTTCACGGTGATGCCTAATGAAGGGTTAGCTTTCTTCCAAACTTCTGGACTCGACCAATCTTCATCCTGACTAGCTCCATAAATAACAGGGTAGAAGCGAGAATCGTGTTTGCGACCTTTCATAATATCGATGGCTTTTTGATGGACCTGATAACAGATAGAATTTTCATCATTACCAGCAGTGGTTATTAGAAAATAAAGAGGTTGTGTTCTGGCGTCCCCCGAGCCTTTCGTCATGACGTCGTATAGTTTCCGGTTTGGCTGAGTATGTAGTTCATCAAAAATAACTCCTGACACATTGAACCCATGTTTAGAATAGGCGTCTGCAGATAGAACCTGATAGAAACTATTGGTGGGTTCATAAATCAGCCGCTTTTGTGAAGCGAGGATTTTACATCTTTTCTTTAAAGCAGGGTTCATACGTACCATATCGGCAGCTACGTCGAAAACAATTGCAGCTTGTTGCCGATCGGCAGCACAACCGTAAACCTCGGCCCGCTCCTCACCATCTGCACAACAAAGCAAAAGGGCAACTGCTGCCGCCAGTTCTGATTTTCCTTGTTTCTTAGGAATTTCAACATAAGCGGTATTGAATTGACGGTAACCATCAGGCTTCAAAATACCGAAGATGTCACGAATAATTTTCTCCTGCCAATCAATCAACTCAAATGGTTTACCCGCCCAGGTTCCTTTGGTATGGCAGAGGCATTTAATGAAAGAAACTGCAAAATCGGCTGCATCTTTGTTGTAAGTGGAATCTTTAGCCATAAAACGAGTTGGCTTATAATCTTTTAACTTTCTCAAGAAAGCATCACTTCCTTTCGCTAATACTAAAAAAGCACTGAGCTTGAACCCAATGCTAACTTGATTAATTGAATTTGCCGGTCAAAATCAGGTTGACGTACCCAGCTCGATCAGTGTTCAAATAGTTGATCAATTCATGGCAATTATAGTAATAGGCCAGGCGCTTCACGTTTTCGATGTCAAACATGTTTACTTCGCCAGTATTGCGAATTTGTAAGATTTGCTGACGGATGCGGTCACGTCTAGCTAATTCATCCTTGATTCTGCTCATGATTAGGCCTCCTGGTTCTTAAAAGCCGATGATCCGGTTAGATTTCGTAGCAATACTTTCCGTTGCATTTTGTATTCGGGACCGATAAACCCTAGACGTAGTAGGAAACAACGGAATGCATATTTCTCATTATTTTCTTCATGAGGTTCTGACATAATCCGTTGATGATCTTTTGCATATCGCACAAGTTTGTCGGCAAATTGTTGATAAGCTGAAGCTTCCTCCATTTTTACCTTATTGAACCAGTTGAATGTCACTTGTTGTTCATCAACATCTAATTGCAGTGAATCGAGCTGACATGCATCTTTGATTAACTGTCCTTTGGACCAAATTAGATGGCGCAGGTTTTCTAAGGCCTGATCGGTAAAGTCGTTCCGGCAGTAAGCAAGATGCAATTTGATAATGTTAGCGGGCTGGAAACCAAGTTCTTTAAGTTTGTCGACTAGGTCGGATGGAATCTCATCAGGGGATGAAAGATTCCCATCTTTACTGACAGTGTATTTACCAATCTTGTACGCGTAGGTTGGTGTGTACTGATATTCAGCTTTTTGCCGGGCATAGTCAGCAATCAGTTCGACTAGCTTTTTACGTTCTTGGCCATGAACATTAAAATTAATTTCCATATTCTGTACCTCCTTGTTTGATCACTGTATACATCACTCTAAAAGGTACAGATAGCAAGGCTTTTCAGTGCATTAGGTTGGCATTTTCACCTTACTGTAAGGAATTGATTTACCATTTCTTTCTACGATAACTTCCTTATTAGGCCCAACTTGTTCGATGTAACGATTGACTATTACATCACAATATTTTGGATCTAGTTCCATCATGTAACAAACTCGATTAGTCTGTTCACAAGCAATGAGAGTAGATCCAGAACCACCAAAAGGATCTAGTACTGTGCAGTTTGACATCGTTGAATTCATGATCGGATAGGCAAGCAATGGAATAGGTTTCATTGTTGGATGTTCCTTACTTTGCTTTGGTCGGTCAAATTCCCATATGGTAGATTCCTTCCGACCGGTGTACCATTCGTGTTTACCATTCTGTTTCCAGCCATACAGGACTGGTTCATGTTGCCATTGATATGGCGAACGTCCTAAGACTAGGGATTGTTTCTTCCAGATACAACATCCTGACAAATAAAAACCAGCATCTTGAAATGCCCGCCGAAAGTTCAGTCCTTCGGTATCAGCATGGAAAATATAGATGCTGGCATCATTGGCCATTGCGTTATTCATGTTTTGGAAAGCAGCTAGTAAAAATTGATAGAACTTGTCATCATCCTGATGGTCATTTTTGATCTTACCTGCTTTACTTTGATAATCAACATTGTAGGGTGGATCAGTAAGTACTAGGTTAACCTTGTTATTGCCAAGTAATTTTCGATAGCTTTCTTTTTTTGTGGCGTCACTACAAATCAGTGTGTGCCGACCAAGGTGCCAGAGATCACCTTTTTTGGAAAAAGTCGGTTTATTAAGTTCACTATCAACATCAAAATGATCATCATGAGTATCTTCTTCAGTTCCTAACAAGTCAGATATTTCATCCTCATCAAAACCAGTTAATGAAACATCTAAATCACTAGCTTGCAAGTCAGTCATCAACAAAGCTAACTTATCCTTATCCCAATCACCGCTGATCTTGTTGAGCGCAATGTTCAGCGCTTTTTCTTTCTCCTTGTCTAAGCTAACGACTACACACTCGGCTTCTTCGATCCTTTCATCATGAAGAATCTTTAATCGCTGGTGTCCGCCGACTACGTGACCAGTTTGTTGGTTCCAGATGATTGGATCAACGTATCCAAATTCTCTCATTGAACGCTTTAACTTTTCGTAGTCGGGATCACCCGGCTGCAAATCTTTACGTGGATTATAGTCAGCGGGGATGAGATCATCTATTTTCTTTTTAACAAATTTCATTAGTTCATTCCTTTCCGTGAACGGAGTAAGCGTTCCATCACATCGTCTTGTGGCGTAGATCCTTGGTAAGTAGTAGCGTTGTTTTCTTTAACAACCTGAAAAATTTGAAACCATAATTGGCTGGATTGCTTCATGTAGTCGCGACTCATTGATACATAAGGGGAAGCAATTGCATTCCCAGTCGTCGGGTGGCGGGCAAGAAAACCAAACTTTGAGATGCACTCTTCACACTGAATCCAACGACTAACGCTTACCGCATACTGTTCAATCAGTTGAGTGTTGACCAGCTTTTCGCACCCCCGTTCAACGAGCCATTTCCAGGTTTCCTTAAAAATATCAGCAGCGTCAAACTCTAAACCGTTTTTCTGCTTGGCCTTGAGGTACTTTTTCACAGGTGGCATTACATGGCCTTCTAAATTGGCTGGAGTGGGTAGGTCAATCACCTGGGCATCCTGACCCGCTTGAATTTTGTCGTGAAGTGATTTAGATTTACGACCAGCACCAACCCGAGCGCCACCCCGATTCGTACCATCTTTAGCCAAACATATCCCTCCTCTCGGTTAAGAGGTAATACCCTCTTTGATTTCGATTTTTTGTACACGAAGGCCCAGGCCCGCTCCCGCGTGAAAAATTTTTAAGGATTCGATGGCCCCCTCCGTGGTTTAGTAATGATATTGACGTGGTGCTTTGTGCCAACGATCATCCATCTGAGCGGTGATGCGGGAGTGACAAGGCTTGCATAATGCCATCAGATTATTGAAATCATTGGTTCCACCGTGTTCTAAAGGAAGGACATGATGGACTTCAGTGGCCTGGGTGTACCTGCCTTGGCTCAAGCACATCTCGCAGAAATGGTGGCGGAGCAGATATCGCTGCCTGATCTTTGGCCAGCCACGATGATAACGGGGACGGATTCGCTTTGGTCGTTGGTATTGATTGTAGTAAGAGCTGACTTGCCTAGCGTGGACGTCACAGTAAGTGTTGTGAGTCAGTCGCGGGCAGCCGGGGTAACGACAGGGTTTCTTGGGTGAGTAAGGCATGACACTCCTCCTTTCTGAGGGCATAAGAAAAGCCCAGCAGGATAAACTGCCAGGCCTCAGTGTTATAAAGTAAATGCCTTGTCTTAATTTTCTACACTATCATCGTAACATGAATAAGGCTTCTATTTGTTCCCCGTTTTACCTCATTAATGGTGTGCTCCGTAAAGCAGGAGGGTAAGGTGGTCGAGTGCTTTATTCTTTCGATTGTAAGCAGTGGTTTTCGCAATGAAGTACTTGTCCATCACGATGGTTAGTCCCTCGTTCATTGACTGGTTTGGAGTGCGATAGCAGACATCTAAAACAAAGCGCTCGTCTTCAGATAACTCTTGCCAGGCTGGCTCGAACCACTTGAAGTAAAGTTGGGCTTGCTGGTAGCGTTCATTCAGCTTGGTTGTCTGGTCGATGCCATGCAGCAGGCGATGCTCAGTTGGGTTATCTTTTTTACTGCTGCCAGGTACGAAACCGTAGCGTGGCGAACTGACACCAATCATTTGTTCCTTGGCTAGCTTCAGGTCGTCTTGGTAAGAGTCAATGATGAACTTCATACCATCGTAATCTTTCAAGGCTGCAACGGTTGCTCGCCGTTTGTCTAAGTAGTTCCACATGATACTCATTCCATAACACTTCCTTTCAGGTTGGCTTTCACTGCGTTAATCAAAGCTAACTGGGTTTTGTCTTTGCGTTTCAGGGCCACCAGAATGTTTTCGTCAATGGTGCCTTCAGTGATGATGTGATGGATAACTACTGGTTGACGTTGCCCTTGCCGCCAGAGCCGAGCGTTAGTTTGCTGGTAGAGTTCCAGACTCCAAGTTAATCCATACCAGATTAAGGTAGCACCACCAGCCTGCAGGTTAAGACCATGACCAGCAGAAGCGGGGTGAATCAATGCCAATGGAATATTACCAGCGTTCCAGTCCTGAATGTCTTTAACAGTTTTAATCTCGCGAGCAGTGAATCGTTGCTTGATCTGGGAGAGATCGTGTTTGAACCAGTAAGCAACGAGTACTGGTTTGCCATTCGCAGCTTCAATCAAATCCTCGAGTGCATCGAGTTTTCGCTGGTGGATCTGCACAATTTGTTGATGGTCATCATAAACGCATCCGTTAGCCATTTGGCATAGCTTGTTCGACAAGCTAGCAGCATTCAAGGCGTCTATTTGTTTACCTTGCGTTGATACCACCAGTTGGGAATTGAGTTCGTCGTAGATGGCCTGCTCACTATCACTCATTTTTACCGGAACGGTGTTCATAGTTAATGGTGGCAGATTCAAGTAGTCCTTAGACTTCATAGAAATGGTGATGTCATCAATGGCACGGTAGATACTTTGCTCAGCGCCAGGCTTGGGTTTGTAGGTAAACACTTGATACATGTTCCGTTTGTCGGGGTCAAAGTAGTTCATCCGGTAAGATGAGATGAAGCGCCCGAGTCGTTGGCCCATGTCCAGTACGCGGAACTCTGCCCACAAATCCATCAAGCCATTAGAAGATGGCGTACCTGTTAAGCCAACTATGCGTTTAATCAAGGGTCGTACTCGTTTGAGGGCTTTGAAGCGTTGTGAGCGGTAGGACTTAAAACTGGAGAGTTCATCGATCACCAACATGTCATAGTCAAAGGAAGTACCAGAGGATTCAATTAGCCATTTCAAGTTTTCCCGGTTGATGATATAAATGTTGACATCTTGTTGTAGTGCTTTGATTCTTTGTGTCCTAGAACCAGTGACAACAGAGTAGGTAAGGCCTTTTAAGTGGTCCCACTTTTCAATTTCTTCCGGCCAGGTTTGTTTTGCCACGCGCAATGGTGCAACAACTAAGACTCTTTGCACTTCACCCCGATCGATGAGTCTTTTAATAGCTGTCAGGGTAATGACACTTTTACCGAGTCCCATGTCGAGTAAAATCGCTGCCACTGGATGATCGAGGATAAACTGGGTAGCGTACTGTTGGTACTTATGAGGCTTGTATTGCATCGAGCATTCCCCCAATCTGATCAAACTGGTCGCAAACAAAAACCTGGTAGCCAAGCCGCTTTAATTGGTTGATTCTTTGTACTTGCAACGGGCGGGGATGCTTACCAGGAGCCTTCATCTCCACAAAGCCCATGTGGCCATCAGGCAGGAGAACTAGCCGATCAGGTACTCCGGCCATCGATGGGGAGGTGAACTTCAGGCAAAGGCCCCCACGTTGGTGAGTAGCTTTGACAAAAGCAGTTTCAATTCGTTTTTCTAACATTTATAAAATCCTTTCTAAACGTTGATTTATCAGTGATTCGTCAGGATTAATGACGGTCGTGTCAGTTGATTTACTATTCTTCTCTATACCTCTTTTTTTCTATTTTTATTCCTATATACAAGTAATGTAAAAGAGTGTCACGACTGTCATTAGGGTTGGTAAACACTGATGTATCAAGCTTTTAGAGTTTTAAAGTGTGACAGTCGATGACAGTCAACTGAGGAATTCATCAGCCTCAACTTTTAATCGCAGTCCCTTGATGAAACGACCGTTTTGTTTGTGTTGACGTTGAAAACCAGCATTTTTGAGGGCCGTGTAAAAGTCAGTTGTGCTGCGGATATATTCACCGATGACTTGGCAATATTCGCGATACTTTTGATAAAGATCGCCTGACTTTTGTTCATAACTGGGGTCAAGTTCACAATTCTCATTAAGAAAATGTCCTAGCCAATCGTTATCAGCGTGGTAGGCTTGTACCGCTTTGGTTACGGCAACGGGGGTGGTTAACTGGTAATTTTGCTGAATGGTTCGCTGTGCGCCTTCAATGATCCACTGCAAGACTGCCGGCCCAGCTTTTTCGGTTAGGTACTGGGCGTAATTCTTAATATCATTGCGTTTAGCGATCGTAGCTTTAAAGGGGATCACAATTAACCGTCGCCAGATTCCTTCATCATTACCACCTACGTGGGGCAGGTAATTGGTGTATAACACGATGGTGTGGCTGGGCGTAAAGGAGAAAGGTTTCATGTATTTCTTTTCGGCATAGATTTCATCAGTTGAACAGAGTTGCTTGACGATGGAAGTGTTCAGTCGCTTACCTTCTTCTAGTTCAGCGGAGATGATTAGTCGCTTGCCTTTGACTTCGGCCATCTCTGGTTTGACGTTTCGCCGGACACCAGTGGTCAAGGCATCAGCCGAGAGGTGACCGGTATAGGTACCGAGTACATTAGCGATGGTGTTCCAGAAGGTTGATTTACCATTCCTCCCGCTGCCGTAAGCAATAATCAGAGCTTCCAGGTACACCTGACCGATCGCCACCAGTCCCACAATTTCTTGGACGTAATTAATCAACGCTTGGTCACCACAGAAGAAAGTAGTGAGTGCTTCTTGCCAGAGTGAAGCTCCTTGATTACCAGGAACACAGAATGTGGATTTGGTGATTAATTCATCAGCTTGAATTTCCTGTTGACCGTGCATCCCTTTCTTTAAATTGAAAGCTCCGTTGGGCGTGTTCAACAAAAACGGATCAGCATCAAAATCATTAATCTCTTTGACGAGCTTTGGTCGAGAATTAGTTAAGATCCCGTTAATACCACGGGTGCTGCGTTCCTTGAGAATGAAGGCTTCGTAAGCTTTAGCATTTTCGTAATTCTTGAACGCTGCCTGTTGTTCATCGTTAAAAGTCCGACTAGCTTTAGTTTTACCCATAGTTTGAAGCGCCTTGGCGACCCCATTGTTCTGAATTGCTTGGTAACTTTGAGTGACTCGAAGTTGAGCATCGGCCAATTGTTTATCGGTAAAGCGCTGGACTTCGCCGAGTGCTAAGGGTTCAGACTCTTGCCAAACCTTGCCATCGAACCACATGAATCCTGATTGATTGGTGTAGCAAACTCGGTTCTTGCAGTTGTTGACAAAGACATAAGATTCACCAGTATCCGAGTAGTCAGCCGGCTGTAATTCATCATTAGGCTGGTTGTATTCTTCGGGTGGAATATATCCCTTTTGGCTTGCCATCCGCTGGCCAAATTTAATAGCACTATTCCAAATAGTTTTTAATTCCTGCTTGCTTAGTGGCGGATCGCACTTGGCAGCTTCCTCTTGAAATGCTTGCTGGGCTTCAGCAGTATTGCCAAGGCGCATAATGATGCGACCGGCAAAATGCGAAAGGGTAGCATTACGTTTGCCTTCATGGATTGATCCGATGTTTTGCTGAGCAAAGTAACGTTGAACCATCATAAATTTGTCTACGGTTTGTGATCCTTCATGCCAGATGGCTTTAGTACTAGGCACACCAAAGACAAAACGGGCCGCATCAAGCGCATTGTCATCAAAGTAGGGAAAGTATTCTTGAATTTCGTGCTTTAGTTCAGTATAGGTTTTAGCATCCGTAATCTCAGTAATCGGAAAGTAGACATGAAACTTAGGTCGGGGTGCTTTATGGTGCTTGGCTTTCATGTTGTTGCGTGACAAGGTAATGGCGTAGGAAACATCATCGAAATAGTTAGCAATGTTTGCGGGTTTGATCCAAGTAGTCGGATCGTCAGAATGATCATTATCGCAGTCCATGATTAGGCAGTCAGCTTTGATGAAGTTGGCAATGGTGCGTTGGTTATTTTTAAATTGACCACAGACATGGTCATAGTGGACTGCCTGTTCTAATTCCTGTGCATTAGTGATAGCTTGTTGATGAGGATAGATCGTATTGCTAGCCTGACCGAAATTAGCTGCCGTCGATAAAGTAAAATGCATCTTTAGTTAGCCTCCATTTTGTTATTAAAGTAGCGGATATTTTTATTTTTACGTTTGGCTAAGCGGATGAAGTAGCGCATATCATGTGTTGGCTTACCAAATGACGGTTATGTCCGTATAATTGGTGTAAATTCTAAATAGGACTTTGTGAAATCTGAAAGGAACTTCATTATGCCAAAAGTTGAATTAAATTTAGAGGATGACGAATTAAAGGAGCTATTACTAGGTGATCGGGATAAGGCCATGCAATCAATTATGGCCAAGATCCTTGATGAAATTCTTAAGTCCGAAGCGACTGAGCAGATTAAAGCTAAGGCTTATGAACGTTCGGATGAGCGAACCAATTCACGGAATGGTTATCGGGTTCGTCAGCTTACCACACGAGTAGGAACACTTGAACTACACGTTCCTAAACTCCGTCATGGTAATTTTTCAACACAGCTGTTCAAGCGCTACCAGCGTAGTGAGCAGGCCTTTGATTTGGCATTAATGGAAATGGTAATCCAAGGTGTTTCAACACGTAAAGTAGCTGAGATTACTAAGAAGTTATGTGGGACAACCTTTTCTAAAAGTACGGTCTCGGCTTTATGCAATAATTTGGACGACCAAGTGCTGGATTTTAACCGACGTCCCCTTACGCAAAAGTATGCTTTTGTGTATGCCGATGCAATTTTATTTAAGGTACACCGTGGTCACGTTGTGACAAGTAATAGCTTACTCGTTGCGATTGGAATCGACCCTAGCGGTCGTCGAGAAGTGCTCGGTTTTGATATCGGTGATAGTGAATCAAAAGCTGCATGGATGGACTTCTTTAGTGAACTTAAACAGCGGGGCCTTACCAACGTTGATATGTTCGTTTCAGACGCTCATTGTGGCTTAAAGGATGCAATCACTACGCAATTTCAGGGTAGCCTTTGGCAGAGATGTCAATTTCATTTTAGTAATGACTGTACAAGTATTCTGGCACTCAAGGATCGTAAAGAAGTTGCTAACCGACTCAAAGATTTATTTAATGCTCCAACGTACGACCAAGCGGTTGAACGGCGTGACCAATTGGTTAAAGATTGGCAGACCGAGTTCCCTAAGGTGGTGAAGAAATTAGAAAATAGTTTTGACGAATTAATGGTGATTTACCAGCTCCCAGAGGAGCTAAGGAAGCGTCTCCGGACGAATAATACAATTGAGCGGGTTAATCAAGAAATCCGTCGTCGTGACCGTGTAATCCGGATATTCCCGAATGATCTAAGCGTCTTGCGACTAATGGGAGCACTACTGATTGAACAGAATGAAAAATGGGCTGCTGGTCCACGGTACTTAAACATGACCGTTTACCACGGGATTGAAAAAGGTGACAATTCAGAAGAAGCCGGTATGCTTAAGCTTGTGAAATGA